CCGATACCTGATTAAAGCTGGTTGATGTCTGCCACCAACCGGTAGCACCATATGCAGTTTTTGTGGCTGCGAGGTCAGGACCATCCCTCCCATAAAGCCCCGTATTTGTGAATGTAAACGGATTTGGACTAAAGGTGTACGCATCACTATTCCATACAATATTGATTGCCCTATCTGTGAACTGTCCACTACCAATATCGGTCAATCGGAATGTTACACTCGTCGTACCCGTGGCGGCCGACTCCGTGATAGTACCTGTTATCGCACCAGCCTCGGTAAGAGTAAGACCCGCAGGTAAGGAGGCACTCGAAGGTGCTACCTCGAACTTCCTATTGGTACCACCAGCACCATCTGTACCTACGAGTGTTTGTGTCGTGGTACTTTCAGTAGTGAAGGTCAGGTCCGCACCAGCCGCGGTGGTCCACCCAACCGCCAACCCAATAAGGGGGGTAGTACTGGTCCCACTCAGACCCGAGGTGCTGTTAACTCTAATTTTATACGGTTGATTTGCGATGGTGTAGGCACCGGTCGCCCCGAGTGCCCCCATCTTAAAAGTCACTTGGGTCCCAGCAGCGTTTGGTGTCGTCGTATTGAAAACACTGTATAGGGTTCCATCAGCACCTTCCAATTGGACCGTCGATCCAGGGATAATACCTGAACCCGTAGCAGTGAATACTTGGGTTGATGAATCAAAAATCTGGTTCGAGGCGTAGTCGAAGATATAGGCGGCCCCTTTGCCGACGCCGTTTTCGTGTTCCCCCACGATAACCCTCGTCCCGTCCAAGTTAATGGCAACACCGCTACCGAAATATGCCCCTGTCGCTCTCGAGGTTGGCACAATCTTCAAACCCGAATCCCACGACCCACTACTGTAGGTGAAGATATGGGCGGCACCCCTGCGCGCATAGTCCTGGTACTCACCCACGATAATCTTCGTCCCGTCAGAGTTCATGGAGACGCCACCCATTCCGAATTGGGCGTCTGCACCAGTGACGGCTGCCGTCAGCTTCACTTCTTGAACCCACGACGATCCATTGTAGGTGAAGATATAGACGGAACCGCTGTCGTAGGTGCTCGAATGATCCGTAGGTGCCCCGATGAGAACCTTCGTTCCGTCCCCGGATATGGAGACGGTCTGACCAAGGTAGTCCCCCGCCACTACGTCCGAAGGAGGAGAAATCTTCGTACCCGTATCCCACGACCCACTACTGAAGTTGAAGACATAGGCCATACCGATGGCATAGTTCCCCGCCTCTCGTGCCCCAACTATAACCCTCGTCCCGTCCGAGCTCATGGAGACGCCCTCACCGAACCAGTCACCCGCCTGTGCATCCGATGCCACAAGCTTTGCTTGTTGAGTCCAATACCCACCACTGAAGTTGAAGACATAGGCGGCCCCGGCGTTGCCACCACCCGCGTCCTCCCAGAACGCCCCCGCGATAACCCTCGTTCCGTCCGAGTTCATGGAGACGCTCTGACCGAACTGGTCACTCGACTGCTTATCTGATGCCAGAAGCGTCGAACCTTCTTTAACCCACGACGTTCCATTGTAGGCGAAGATATAGGCGGCACCCCAACCACCTTGAGCCTGCGCCCCGATGACAACCTTCGTCCCGTCCGAGTTCATACCGACACTTACACCGAAGCTCGCGTTCGTACCTGACTGGTCCGCTGCCAGAATCTTCGCTGTTTGGGACCAAGACCCATCACTGAGGGTGTATATGTAGGCGGCACCGCGGTGACCACTACCAGTCGACGCCTCCTCCGCAAACGACCCCACGATAACCTTCGTCCCGTCCCCAGAGATGGCGAGTCTGTAACCGTAGAGGTCACCATTCGCTCCGTCATCTGCCACAATCCGCGTGCCACCAGTCATATGCGGACCGACGTCGGTACCCGCCCATCCAGCCAACACTCCCCCACTAGTAAGTGTAGTTGTTGGTGAAACACCAGTGACCGCAGGTGGTTGGGCGATGGGAGCCCACCCCGCCTCCAGGTACGATTCCATAAACCCAATTGTGGAATTATAACGGATCATACCTGTCGTAGGGTTCGATGGTCTCTGTGCTGTAGTACCAACACCTAGACCCACACCTCCGGTTCCGGTCACCACAAGGTCTGTAGACTCAATATGACCTGAAACCACCAATTCAGCCGTCGGTGAAATGCTCACACCAGCACCCATACCGCTATGGGCCGTACAGTAATAGTACAGTGTTGTAGGGGCACCTACAGGAACAAAAAACGTTCGTTTCTCACTACTCGCGTACGTACCTGTAGTTGTTATACCTGTCGTGTAGGGTGTTCCATTAGTAGTTCCATCATTTGAATTTGATTCCGAAAATATAAAAGGGTTACCTGAAAGAGTCGAACTAGATAGGTCGAAAATATAGGTTTGCTGTTGGTGTAGTTCCAATGATGCCTGGAGGTACCCGTCGATATAGTATTTATTACCACCACTAGCATCCGAGACCGTAACAACGAATGTCTTTGTCGTACCCAATGTCATAGCGTTACTCACAGTGGATGTAGGACAGGTGACACTTCCTGGAAATGTTGTACTATTCGTCATGGGCCAACTTGTTATTATAACTCGATACTTTTTTTAACAGTATGTGACACTCTTAAAAAAATGGTTTTATAAAATGTTTAGAAACTTAGAGTTGGAACAGTGGGCCACACGACATCTTTGAGTTTTCCATCTTCATCGAGTGTTGGACGGGCCGTCGTTGGGAGATTTCTGAGGGCCTGGCGGTAGTCTACCCAATTATGGATATCCAGTTCGAGACGGTGAGGGTAATCTATAATCACATACTTGTCACTCTGGTCGAGGAGAGCGTTCCTCTCCTCACGCATTTTCTTGATCGCCTCGACATTCGTGAGTTTGTAGAGTGCGTATTCGTACGCCTCATCATCGGGTTTTACTATACCGTCTATATCTTCACCTACAGTAGTGGGTTTTTCAAAAACGACACTATCCCACGTGGTTCCATCCGACGTATAAGGTTCACCCGGAAACATATGTTCTAATACTTGGGTCAGCATATACTCTACCCCTATATTAATTTTGCGTTATGATAACTTTACCCTGCGTCCGGCCCATGGTTGTGCCCGTCAACGCGGTGGTATATTGTCCATATGTAGTGTTTGTGCCATTATTCCTCGAGGAACCACCATGACCAGGACGACCATTGTAGGTAGTGGATGCACTACCACCAACATACCCACCACCACCACCACCCGCATGTGCCCCAGACCCACCACCACCACCAAATCCACCTACGTTGTTGTAGCTGGTGGCGTTGTACCCGTGGTTCCCCCCGGTCGCACCCACGTATGGTCTCAGACCTTTGGATTGACCTGGGGTACCCGCCCCTATACCATCTATACCGTATGACGCCCCACCCCCAGAGTCCCACTGTCCCGATGCCGCCCCCACCCATGATGTAACAAGAGAAGCTTGTGCAGCGGGTGCATGAGCACCAGGCAAAGGTAACAACGGCTGGTTCCAATATGGGGAGATACCTCCACCACCACCCGCGACAAGGTATAAACTAGATGCCGTGGCTGCCGAACCACCATAATCCTCCTTGAGAACCCATGAAGCACCCCCACCACCAGCAGCGTTCGCGTTACTCGTGCCCCCGGTTGTGTCATTTTGACCGACAATAATACATAATTTTTCCCCTTTCGTCAAAGAAAAGTCGCCTTGAGTCCAGGCGCCCCACCCGGTGGAACGGGTGGCGTCCGAGGTCTGCATCCCCGCAGACGCCCCATATGCCTTGATTGTATACGTTCCAGTTTCAGGGACAGTCCATAGCTGGAACCCTTGTTTACCTGATATTTCGTTAAACCACGCAGTATTTTGTTCCCATATCTCGGAAGCATATGCAGCTTTCATTTGGGTGAAAGTAGGACCATATCGACCCGTCGCGAGGCAGTTCGTGAACGTATGTGAGCTAAAGGTGAAGAGTGCTGCACTCCCCACGATATTGATTGCCCTATCTATGAACAGTCCACTACCATTATCAGTCAATCGGAATGTTACACTCGTCGTACCCACCGCCCCGATAGTACCTGTTATCGCACCCGTACTCCCGGTAAGAGTAAGACCCGCAGGTAAGGCGGTACTCGAAGGTGCTACAGAGAATGTCCTACTGGTACCACCACCACCGTCTGTACCTGCGAGTGTGTTTGTCGTGGACGCGCTAGTATCGAAGGTCAGGTTCGCGCCAGCCGCAGTGGTCCACCCAACCGCAAACCCAATCGTAGCAGTACTGGTCGCAACCAGACCCGATTTGGCGTTAACTCTAATTTTATACGGTTGATTTGCGACGGTGAAGAAACCGCTCGCCGGTCCAGATTTTCGTCCAATGTCTGTGTAGGCCGACCCGTCATAATAATACCACCTACCGTACGCACCAGAGGCATCAGTAACTTCTGCAGAGGTCGGGAGCCTAACACCAGTTGGTGTAGGCAGGCCCCCGGACGCCACGGCTCCCACATAATTAGTGGCCATGTCGTAAAGCTTCCAACGAAGAGCACCATCAAAGGCGAGAGAAAACCTATTCACACTGGAATTAATTGCCTGTGCCTCAGCCTGTGATAAAATAGGCTCCCCCATCTTAAAAGTCACCTGGGTCCCGGCAGCGTTTGGTGTCGTATCGAAAACACTGTATAGGGTTCCATCAGCACCTTCGAGTTGTACCGTCGATCCACTACCGATACCTGAACCCGTAGCCGTGAATACCTGGGTTGATGTATCAAAAACAAAGCCGGAGTCGGTTACTGAGTTGAGGTCGAAGATATAGGCGGCACCGGCAGTGGTCCCTCGCGTGTCCTCTCCATACGCCCCCACGATAGCCTTCAACCCGTTCCCGCTCATGGCGACGTGGTAGCCAAACATGTCAGTCGCCTGCTTATCCGATGCTACAATCTTCTGTTCTTGAACCCACGACGTTCCATTGTAGGTGAAGACATAGGCGGAACCAGCGTTGCTGATGTTATTAGGGTCCTCATACCGCGCCCCCACGAGAACCTTCGTCCCGTCCGAGCTCATGGAGACACTATAGCCGAAATGGTCACTCGCCTGTATATCATCTGACTGTAACATCACCTCTGACCCCCAAGACCCACCACTGTAGGTGTATATGTAGACTTTACCGGAGTTGCTACCAGCCGTCTCGTTGCTGTCCGCCCCTATGATAACCTTCGTCCCGTCCGAACTTATGGAGACGCTCCTACCGAAGTAGTCATGATGATCTCCGTCCGATGCCTGAAACTTTGCTTGTTGAGACCACGACGATCCATCGTAGGTGAAGACATAGGCGGCACCGGCGGCGCTGCTGCCGCTGCTGTTATCACTATAATACGCCCCCACGATAGCCTTCGTCCCGTCCGGGGAGAGTTGGAGCCCTTCGGATCCGAATTTGCCACTCGCCACTGCAACATCTGGAAAAATCTTTGCTTGTTGAGACCAAGACCCACCACTGTAGGTGAAGATATAGGCAGCACCGGAGTCGGAGGCACCCGTGTCCTCCCTCTGCGCCCCCACGAGAACCTTCGTCCCGTCCGAGTTCATGGAGACACCCTGGCCGAAGTCGTCACTCTGCTGTGCATCCTCGGCCTTAATCATCGTACCCGTATCCCACGACCCACTACTATAGGTGAAGATATAGGCGGCACCAGAGTCGCCAGCACCCGTCGAACTGGATTGATTGGCGGTGCTATCCTCCGAGGGTGCCCCCACGATAACCTTCGTCCCGTCCCCAGAGATGGAGACGCTGTAGCCAAAATAGTCATTCGTGGACCGGTTCGGTGCCACAAGCTTCTCTTGGGACCAAGATCCACCACTGTAGGTAAAGATATAGACGGCCCCGTAGTTTTGCGGGGCCTCATTACGCGCCCCCGCGATAACCTTCGTCCCGTCAGCGCTCATGGAGACGCTCCAGCCGAACTGCTCACCCGCCAGTCCGTTCGATGCCGTAATCTTCGTACCCGTGTCCCATCCAGTCGTAGACCCACCACTAGTAAGTGTAGTTATTGGTGAAACACCAGTGACCGTAGGTTGTTGGGCGATGGGAGCCCACCCCGTCCCCAGGTACGATTCCATAAACCCAATTGTAGAATTATAACGGATCATACCTGTCGTAGGGTTTGATGGTCTCTGTGCTGTAGTACCAACACTTATACCCACACCTCCGGTTCCGGTCACCACAAATCCTTTAGACTCAACACGACCTGAAACCACCAATTCAGCCGTCGCTGAGATGCTCACACTAGCACCCATACCGCTATGGGCCGTACAGTAATAGTACAGTGTTGTAGGGGCACCAGCGGGGACTATAAATGTTCGTGTCTGATTACTCGCATATGTACCCGTACTTGTTATACCTGTCGTGTAATACGGATCTGAATTAGTCGTTCCATCATTTGAATTTGAGGAATCGAATACAAATGGGTGACCTGAAAGAGTCGAACTAGATAGGTCGAAAATATAGGTTTGGCCTTGGTGGAGTTCCAAGACTGGTTGGAGGTATCCATCGATATAGTATTTATTACCACCACTGGCATTCGTCATCGTAACAACGAATGTCTTGGTCGTACCCAATGTCATAGCGTTACTCATAGTCGACGTGGGACATGATACACTTCCTGGAAATGTTGTACTAATCGTCATCTATTATAACTCGATACTTTTTTTAACAGTATGGGACACTCTTAAAAAAATGGTTTTATAAAATGTTTAGAAACTTAGAGTTGGAACGGTGGGCCACTCAACGTCCTTGAGTTTTCCATCTTCGTCGAGTGTTGGACGGGCCGTCGTTGGGAGATTTCTGAGGGCCTGGCGGTAGTCTATCCAATTCTGGATATCCAGTTCGAAATGGTGTGGGTAATCTCGGGACACGTACTTGTCACTCTGGTCGAGGAGAGCGTTCCGCTCCTCCCTAAACTTTTTGATAGCATCAGCGTTCGTGAGTTTGTAGAGTGTATATTCATAAATGGTATTATCAACGGGTTTTGCTATATTTTCAAAAACGACACTATCCCACGTGGTACTGTCGGAAGTATAAGGTTCACCCGGAAATATTTTTTCTAATACTTGGGCGAGCATATATACTTTACCTTGATGTTTTTATTAGAATGTTCCTGGGGCTTGTATATACACCGAACCTTCATAGGCTGTGTGAGTACCGGTAAAGGTACGGTTTGTTGCGG